TCATCAGGTGTAATAATTGCATACTTGTAAGAATAGTGCTTACAAGTTTTTATGGCAAGTTCATCATCTACTTCTACTATATCCATGTTAGCATCTTCTTGATCTTTTAGCATCATAGCATATCTTTCCGCATCATCCTCTTCTTCAAATAAAAATAAAACCTTATTACCTTCCATATCCTGAACGGCATAGGCACCGTCATCTCTATTATCTTGGAGGCTTAGGAGATACATTTACTCAACTTCGCAAACTTGTCTGTATAAATCCTGGAAGATACCTTTGATTATATTTTTATCAAGTTCAAATTCAGATTCATCAATGTAACGATTTAGAATTGAAAGTGTATTCTCTTCTTCATCAACATCAAACTCTTCTGATTCTTGAATATCAAAGTTTTCAATAATCTTGAGATCTTGAACTCCGACTGAATAAAGTTTATCAATAAACTTCTCAAAGTCCTTTGGTTTTGATTTCTTACGAACAATAACCTTTACAATCTTATTCTCATACTCACTCACATTGAAGAGTTTATAATTGGTATCCTCATAGTAGATGTTATAAAATAATTTATAAGGATTGTTAACTGGGGTATGGGTGAGGGTTTCCGTATCAAAGATATGAAATCCTCTAGTATCATTTACATCGTTCCAGAACATCTCATAGGGGTTACCCAGATAGAAGATTTTTCCATTGTCACTTCGTGTATGATAATGTCCTGAAAATACCTTCTCAAACTTATCAAACATATCACAGGACATACCATCTTCCATGATGTGACCACGATGTGCTCTGAATCCATTAAGTTCTAAGTGACCCATTGCACATTTACTTTTAGAACTCTTGATAACCTTAACACTCTCCTCAAAGTTTTCAGAGTTAATCCAGGGTATAAGCAATACTTTTAATTTATCTACAGTAATCTCAGAAATTTTACTATAGGTTTTGATGTTCTCATAAGTCTGAAGTAAAAGTGCTGGTGAGTTTACATCATTAGTATTCTTGTAGTAACAATC